CTGCAACAATCTTAGTTGCGTCTGTGATAAACTTAGATTTAACTTTAGCTAGATGTGTTTTGGCTTCGCGTACTAAACGTACTTTTGTCTCAGCCAAGTCTTTTTTGTCTTCGTAAAACTCTGCGATTTCTTTAGATAATGAATCAACAACAAAATTCTCAAGTTTGGAAAACTTTCCTGCCATAGCTTTTTGATCTTCATGAAGCTCGCCAATCTCTTTGCCTAACTGCCCAACAACAAACTTCTGCATTAGTGTTGCGTTTTCACGCATTGCTACTGCATATTTTGCTCTTGCTTCGGCTAGTTTTTGACGATCGTCTGCGAACTCATTAAGTTCTTCTGCAAGTTTTTCTTCTAACATAGTATCAATAGCTTCCACCATTGTTCCTTTGTCATGCTCATACTTTTGAGCGAATTCCTCGCGAAGTTCAGCTGTGGCATTCAAACGATTCTCTTGAATCCTTTGTTCCCATGCTTGTTCGATTTCTGCTCTGATTTCTTCGGAAATTGCATTATTTTCAAAGAGTGTCTTCAGTGCATCTAACATATTTTTCTCCTTGTTAGCGGAGACCGTTGATAATGTTCACCAACGATTCCTTTAAGTATTTCTGTGCCTTTTCGTCGCCATTAAGTTCGCGAGCCATATTTATTGCCTTATACCCACCACGGGTATTCATTAAGTGTTCGTAAATAGGCGTTGGATACGCCCCTGGAGCACTTGGTTGAGCAACGGCATCAACTGTAATAATTTCAAATTCGCTGACTTCGCCGCTTCCATCTTCTTTAACATTTCCAGATCCCCTAGACGAAACACCTAATTTTACACCATTTTGTATCATGGTTTGAATTAGTTGTCCCATCGGGGTTGGAATTACTTTAAGTTTTCCGTAACCGTTTGGGCCATCCATCCACATACTTGTGATCATATGACTTACACGATCTAAATTAACATTAAGTCCTTCAGGATGATCTACTTCACCTAACACACTATATCCACCTTGAATCTGATCGTTGAGCGTGTTGACAGCTCTACCAATCTCAGTTACAGGATATACACGCTGGTTAGCGTTACGAACACCACCTTGTATGCAGATACCTTTGAGATACAAGTCTTTTCCACCTGCATCGTTTTCAGTAGTCTCGACGACCATCTTTGCTTGGTCGAATGATAGTGTTTCAGTTAAGTTTAACATCTAGTTTTCCTTAATCTCAATTAAGAACCAATAGTACTTTTACTATTTGTTCCAGACTCGCCTGCGCCTTTTTTCTCTGCGCCATGGCCTTTAGCGTTTGCACTCATTGACTTAGAAGCTTTTCCGCCTGGTACATTTACGTTCCCTGCATTTTCTTCTTTAGGAGTATTACCAGCTAATCCGCCAGCAGTACCTTTTTCACTACCTGTACCGCCTTTTGCGATATTAGCAGTAGTTCCACCCATGTCATTTTTACCAGCAACTGGTGATTTAGTGCCGTCTGTTCCAGTATCGCCCATTTTAGCCGTTACTTTCTCTACGTACTCTCTCATTTGCTCTCCAGCAGTTTTAGTGCCTTCGAAAGCTGGTGCTTCGTCTTCTACGCTAAGTTCGGATCCGACATTAAATGCCTCGTCCTTGTCTTCATCACCTTCGTCATCCATATCTGGCATTTCTTCAGCGTCATCTTCGTCGCCTTCTTCACCATCATCTGAATCACCTGACATCATTTTTTCAAATTCTGCTTTAAGGTCATCAAGAGCATCTTCTAGATCAACTACACGGTCTTCAACGTCTGCATCATCTTGTGCATCAGCCATATTGTCCATGTCGCCGTCCATTTCACCTTCTTCGCCGCCTGCTTCGATGTCTTTCATCATAGCATCCGTCGTGTCGCCGCCCATTGGGTCAGCTTCTGGTGTAAATTCTCCGAAGTTTTCATCAACTTCTTCGTCTGTTGCTTCGTCTAAATCTTCATCTGACTCATCAACTTCTTCGTCTGTTGCTTCGTTAGTCTCGTCGTCGTCTGACGCTTCGTTAGTTTCCTCATCATCTGATGATTCATCAACTTCTTCGTCTTTAACTTCGTCAAGATCTTCTAAATCTGTTTCTAGCATCTTTTCATAGATACCACGTGATTTTTCAATAACAAATTCGTGAAACAGTTCATCTGCTCCAGAACGGTCGTTATTAACAAGTTTTTCGAGCATTTGCTCTAATTTATTGTCTGCCATTGTTCTCTCCTATATTTTTGATTATATGTAAGGCTGTCATTATTATTTACACTATGTTTAATAAATGTATGGGAAACGGCGTCAAAACGACCCGTTTGCTCGCAAACCGTTTAAAAATCATAGTATCTTTTAAACTCACTAACTTTTATGTGAGATAAATTCGTACACTTCTTTAGCTGTTTAGGCACAAAATCGTCTCCGTCGGCTACGATTCTAATGTATCTTTTGCCTTGATGTGCATCACATGTTGATGCTGTTTGCCTTTCCCAGTTTCCAAAATATGTTGCAGGTTCACCTTGTCTTTTATAATTGTGCGTTCCTGCATATAAGTTATTTACCTTACTACGGTTACCTTGAGTATCCATTATTCCATGAAAATCCATACCTAACATATAAATTGTATCATGTGCATGTGTACTTGCTAACCATAGTGCTGTTGGACCACTGCTCCACCCTTTACTAGGACTAAAGTAATTAAATCCTTGGAAAGAATGAAATTGTTTATTTGGATTTGTCCAAACTTCATTTTCCATTTGCCATTTACTTTGATTAATCTCAAGTATCATTTTTACATCAACTGCAACTAGATAGTGCGGTTCAAAATGCCTAAACATTGCATTACATGCATATACTTTTCCGTAATTTTTAAGTGGATATAAATCTATGTCTTTGCGGCTTTCACCATTACCTATAACAAAGGCTACAGTCATTCTACAATGTCCTATATTTCAGGTTGTGCTTGAATACCGTACATTTGACGTACAAATGCTAGTTCTTTTTGTGTTTCTTCTTGATGTAGCTCTGATGCTTTTCGAGCTTTGTTAATTTGACGTAGTGTTAACCGTGTTTTACGTGTATCGTCACGATTTACAACGCTATGGTCGTCAGTAGCATCATAACGTTTATCCTCAATAGGATCAATTGTTTCTTTATCAAAATAAAATAATTCTCTAAGTATCATGTAAGTATTTATGCCGTAGGCGTTTCTGCGCCAGCATCTCCTCCTGCATCTGGGGTTGTTACTGAATCTGGTCCACTTGTTTCACCTGTTACAGTGCCTTCAGTATCATCCATTGGTATATCTTCGCCGCCTGCTAAGTCGCCTTCGATACCAGCACCACTAATACCAGCGCCACGCATTTCAGCACTTGCATCTGTTGGAGCAGTTGACAGAGTTTCGTCGTTTTCTTGTTTCCAATAACGTTCGTTCTCTGCTACTTCTGAATCACTCATTCCTAAGAAACGTTTCATAGCATATCTATTACTAATAAACGGAATAGTTTGAATCTGTGCAAACGTACCAATACGTTGATTGTCTAATTCACTTTGTCTATAACTTGCAAAGTTTTGTGGTGGTTGAAATAATAAATCAAACATTGCAATGTCAATGTTAATACCTTTTTCTATTAGATAACGTTTAAATTCTTGGTTAAACACTTCAGCAATAAGGTTCTGTAAACGCTCGCAATACTTGTTAAAGCGTAGTTCTTGTATGTATGCAGTACCTACTCTACCGTCACTAAATGAACTTTGAGCATCATCTTGTGCCGCGGCTGGCAAATAACTACTTGGAATACGTAAACCTCTTACTAGTTTGTTAGTAAAGTATTTTAAATCATCAATCTCACCTAAGTTAGTACCGCCTGGTAACGTTTCAACTTTAGATCCACGTCCTTCAGCAGTTTGTGGAAAGAAATAATCTTCGTTAGTTGATAAAGGATTATAAGCACTGTCAATAACACTTGTGCCGCCTCCTGTTTTACTAGGAATACGTCTTTGATGAATTTCTGTTTTTACTCGCTCAACAAATTGCATAGCTAAGTGACTTGGCATGTTACCAACATCAACATAAAATACTCTACGCTCTGGAGCTCTTTGTGTTCTGTAAATAATAATAGCATCTTCAAGTAATTCTTTTTGTTTGTATACTTTAAATATACCTTCTAATAGAGAATTACCAAAAGGTGCATTGTTGTCTAAGCCTTCACTTAAACTTAAATGTACCATATGCTTTGCGTCAATTGCATGTTCTTTAGTTTTATCGTGACCAAAGCGTCCTGCACTTGCACCTGATGTTTGTGTGTTTCCAACCATACCACGAACACCACCAGTTAAGTAACCGTCGCCACCGCCTGTGGCATTGCCGTTAGTAGTGTAAGGTGTTGTTGCTATGTTGTCTACAAAATTTAAATTAAGATCTCTTACAATATATTGTTCTGGAGTCTTACCTTCTGATTCATTAACAATAATACTTGAAACTTTTGCAGGATCAACATGATGCCATTTTTTAGTTTCAGGATCTCTAATAAAGAAAGCATCACCAAACTTAAACACATTACGTATAATTCTAAACATACGTGTGTTAAAGTTATTAAGTTTAGTCCATTGCTGTAAATATTGCTCTAAAACTTTTACTTCAGAATTAGTAGCCATCTTTTTAAAATCAATACTAAAACTTGTTTTATTAATAAGGTTTTGTTGTGAACAAAATTCAGCTAGAATATCTAAAGCCGCATTAACTTCACTATCTTGATCCATAGTATTGTATTGGCCGTAACGCTCTACTCTATTAGGAGCGCCTGTGTATACATCAGGAAGAAAACTTGAATAATTTGATCTTGCTGGTCCTGGTTGGGATCCTTGTCCCATACTTAAAGGACTACGTGTCCCTGCTTCACCTTCTACAGGTGTAAAATATCTTTTCCAACTCATATTATTTCTTTCCTAACGCCCATTAAT